CCGTCCAACTCTGCAAGTTTGGACACACGCCACGCTTCTGTATGCGCGGGGTTGCCCTCATAGTTCTGTTCCATCCGATACCACGCAGGATTGTCCAATAGGGACTCGAATAGAGAACCTTCAGGACCAGGGTTGGGAGTTGATTCGGCAGTAATGGACATGCCCGCAACACCTGAACCACTCACAGCCTGCCAACTTTCACGGGGGGAACTCCAAAAGGCCAACTCAGAAGCAAGCAGATACTTGGCTCGGAATGAGCGGCCTACGTTCTTCGTCATTTCCATTGCTCTCAGGTGCGATCCATTTGGGAGTATGGCATGGTAGTCGGTATCCGTTTTGAGCCTTGCTATGGGTTGCCACGCTTCGGGCAAATTGGCAATGAACGTTCTTGCCGTCTCGAATAGCGACTTGGCAGAGTCCAGCTTATACGAACAGATGACTAGATCTCCCCCAAATACCATTGCGAGATAGGTGTAGAGGATCACCGCCACAGTAGAGCTGCCAATGTCACGACTCTTCAGCACGGCAATCCTGTCATGTGATAGCGTTGCCTTGATGAACTCGCGCTGCCAAGGAAACAAGACCAATGGACGCAACCCTTCCTGCGTCCTGATCTGCCCTATTGTTTCGAGGTCGTCGCAGATACGGGGGGCGTTCATTCGTACCTCTTCTGCAGTCCAGCAAGAATCGACAGCAATGTGTCCTCAGGTGATTCACCTGCTGCGGCCTTGCCCATGTCCTGAGCAATCTTCAACGCACCCGCTATATCTCGCACCTTGCCGCCTGCGTCCATCTCTGCCAACGCCTTGATATTCAACCGCTTTGCTGAATCGACACATGTGCCATTCCATTCAGCAGCAAAGGTTGATACTGCATCGGCTTTCTTTTCGGTTGCCTTATCGGAGGTCAAGCGCAAAAACGAAGCACGGGCAATATCCCACTGTTCTTTCGTTGCCTTCAGGCTCAGGGTTGTGCGATTGATCCCGTACTTATCTGCCAAGTCCTGCTTGCTGATTGCCTCGGGACTCGTTGTGTACTCGTTGTGTATCTGTTGCCAATTGATGCGAGGCCTACCCATTACGGCAGATCCTCAATAGCTATCCATGGAGGGTTGGTGAGCCTCGGGACTCTAACCCGAGCAGGCGCGACCGCAGTCACAGCCTTGTCAAATGCGCTCACCATATTGGATGTACCGTTTGCAATTCTTCGTAGGGTTCCTATGTCTGGATATGAAGAAAGCCCCACCTGTCCCCCGACTATGCGAAGGGATGAGTGGGGCGTATAGTTATAAGAATCCTGTATATCCGATAGAAACTGATGTTTCGCGCTTGCCGGCGCGGCTACGAGGGTCACCATTTGCAGATTATATTATACCGTATTTTTGTCCCCAGTCAAGCCGGAAAACCGCTTCCTATGCTACAACCGCATCAATGGGAAAATTCAGATGTAGCGCGAGACCATGATCGATAACATACCTGTCTCTCGCTTTTGCTGCGCTGATCGCGTCCAGATATGTTCCTACGTAAATTTCCTTATGGTTCACCCATATCCTGCCCATGAACTTCTTGCCGCTTTTCCTCACCCCCGAATACTCTCCCTTGCGCTGAACCCAGCGATGAGAAACTGGAGGCAATACGGCAAAACGAACCTGGTTCAGTCCTACGTCCCGCAGGTCGCGCGTTCCATCTGCGTTGCGGACAACGATTGTATAATGGTCATAGATGCGACTGTGCCGCACAAACCGCCGACAGGCTCTTTCTACTCGCGTCCAATCGCCGTCGCCCCCCAGCTCCATAACCGTCAATCCATAGTGGCTGATGACGGTGTAGCCAGCGCGATTTGCAACGTCCACAAGGGAGATCATTCGGATACCTTCTCCGTTACAGCTTCGCCTGCCGCTGGTTCAAGCACGAACCCCGGCACGATGTAGGCCCCCGAAGCGTAGCCTGAGGGAATATACCCGTCGCCATTTGTCTTTCTTGCGCAGCGCTGGATTTCTGCCTTCTGCCACAGTCGGCCTTCCGTATAAGCAGCGGCGTAGATGGATTCCATGATTTCCACGACTGTCTCACGATCGACGCCCAGTTCACGGTGGTACTCACGAACGACGTGTAAATTTATGATCTCAATCCTCTCCATGCTCACCCCCTCGATTTTGCAGCCAAGCCAATAGCAGACACAAAGCAATGATCGTCCAGAGAGGGCTGGTCATTTCTTCACCCTAGGTACGTATAGCACCTGGACTTTGACATTGCGTCTGCGCCCGAAGTGAGCAGCTTCATGTGTCGAAAAGAAAAACACGTCCAGCTTGGCGCCCTTGATGGCAGAGCCGGTGTCGATGACTTGACACGGTTTCCCGCCGTTATAGCCAGGTATCAGCAGAATTGTTCCAAATGGGAACCTGCTAAGGTCTGCAGCCACACCGCCGACATAGACACGTTTGCCGCTGGCCGTTGTCATGGGGTTGCTGTCACACTCAAAAACCGAGGGCGAATATGCTGAAACCTCCATGAACAGGGTCTTGACGGGTTCTGACGCCCTTGTCGTAACCTTGTCGATGGGAAGGACTGCCAGACGGCGGGCCTGACGGTAGTTGGTAACATCACCGGCAGTTGCAACCCCGGGGCTCATGATGAAAACCAACAGGGCAATCACCAGAGAGGCGATGAGGGCAAGAACCAGCGTCACAAACATGACACGCCCGAGATCTTGCCATGCGTAATAGTCAGGACAATGATTACGAGACTTAGCCCATTTCATTTCTGCGCCTTCGACTTCTTGGCTTTCTTGCGCTTCTTAACCACAGACTTGACGGCCTTAGCAAGTTTCTCTGCTTCAAGGCGTTCCCGCCACATCCTGAGATAAGGCATTTCAATCGGCTTGAACTGATCGCCGGAAGTCATGTCATCACCGCCTGCAACTTTTCAAGTTTCGCCCGCAATTGCGCTTCCTGTTCGGCATACCAGGCGTCCGTTGTCTTAACCGTTGCCATTGTCCTGGCGTGTAACGCTTCCCATTTCTTAAGCCCAAGCCATTGATGCTGTTCCCAGTATGCAAAATCGCCACTGACTGCACGATACTTATGGCAGGGCCAGCAGAGAGTGATCCCATTGTCCAGATCAAACTTTGTTGACTTGTGCTGACGCGTGAAGATATGGTGTGCCTCCGCTTTCTTCGTGGGGGTTCCACAATACTGACAGACATATCCATCTCGGGTCCTGACCGCCGCGGACCAGAGGGTACAACATAAATCATCCTCGATCTGACGCGGGGTTCTCTTCTTGCGTTTCGGCTTGTCGACCGACGATTCGACCCTGACAACTTGCCCACTAACCTTCCTACGCAATACTACGCTCATACTCACACACCTCCGCCCTTGCCGGGGCTACTGCGATTTGGGTACTACTTGCCTTCTACTTGCTTGACTTGCTTGGCCTCCCTTGCTTTTATCTTAATCACCTCATCGGCAATCTCATTCAGCAATACCTTAACCTTGAAGATATTGTCTAGAATCTTGTCAATCTTCATGCGTCACCCCCTCTTTCTCCATCGGCAACAGTTGCATCGGAAAGTCCTGCGGCTCGATTCGCCCGAACAGCTCAATCACTTCTTCTTTGCTGATCCTATTCACTAGCCCAACCATGACGGTCGCGCTTGCCCGCAACATTGCCGCCTGTAGCCTTTCTGCATCAATCGGCGGATAGACAATGTGGTACGAGGGGATGTTTAGAACCTTTGATTTGCGCGTCTCACGATGCCGATGCGTAGTCCTCATTTGGTCTCCTTTGGCGTTGTTGTGGCCGTAAAGCATATTCTATCCGCCCATTCCGCCTTCTTCCCCTTGTTCCACTGGGCTACGGGTCTCAAATAACCAACAACCCTGCTATAGACCTCACACCTGGTACGCTTGGCTGCCGGGATGATGACACCGTTGTCCAGTTGGAGATCACCGTTCTGCAACTCTGTCATGTGGTCTCCTTGTGAGGAACGATGTCGTAGTCGCTTGCCACACCATTATGCGACAGTTTCACCACCCCCACGCTTGCCTCTTCGATAACCTTGCGACGAAGGGCGGCAACAAGGGCATGTTTTCTTGCCACCACATTCAACGGATTCTCATCATCAACAACCACGCCCTTTTCCCCATGTATCTCCCAATGAGTTCCAGCATGGTTACGCGCCCATTCCGCATACTCAAACAACAGTTCATCAACAGTCATGCTGTCATACTGATTCATCCCGCCACCTCCTTTGTGGGCGCGAGGACGTTCGGAGCGAGAGCAGATGCGGCAACGATGTATACGTACCCCTCTGTCGAAAACTTCTTTCGCAATTCCGGCACGCCTCCAACCAACAGGTCTCCATCATGCAATACTAAACCACGGGAGCCAACTGCTACTATCCTCTCCCTCTCCTGCTCTTCCCCCTCTGCCACGCCTTCGGCACGAGCGGTAACAAGTTTGGCGTTCGCTTCTGACAATAAGTTGGCCACCTTTCGGAAATTGCTCCCTTGTAGTCCCTTATCGCGCTCCCCTTCTGCCACGCCTTCGGCATGGGAAACGGCGGCATAAGAATCAAGCAATCCAAGAAAGCAGGTAATTTCCGAAAACGAAACGCCATCCGCCATATCAACTATGTGTCCGCGCAGTTCCTCAACCTTAGTCATTTTACCTCCTCAGGCCAGGCCAGTTGTTTCTCTTTCCGTTTCTCTTCTTTGCTTGTATCAGCAAATGCAAAGTTCCGCCGTGGACACCGCTCTGTTCCCTCATAGGGACAAGCCATAACAAACCGCGCCAGTTGTGCGACGTTGACTTGAATCTCGGGCTTCGGCTCGCTTCTGCGTACTGGAACCCCGGGATCTTTGGCAATCATGTAATGGTGCGGATTGTTCCGCTCAGAGAATATCTCGCGGTTGCCCCAGGCACACTGGAACAGGTGAGTTCCTTCGGGTACCTCCTCAAGCGCGTCCACGATGTCGCCGTGACAAACAGACGTCCAAAACGTATGATCATCCATTCCTGCCAGTTCCTCACGCACAAGCATCTCGAGAGGTTCTATGTTCCGGCTTAACTGAGCAAGACGCCCCATAACGCTACTGATTTCGTCCATCACTTCACCTCGGGCGCGAGGCAAGAACGGTGAACACAACGTCTGCCAGAGCGTCAGCAAGGGTTTTTGCCCTCGTTTCAACCGTGCCGATAGGAAAGGCACTGTCACTGAATGCCACTACTATTTCATCTGCGGCGTTTGCCATGATATATTCAAAATACCCACGTCCCAGAAGCCACGATAGAAGCGTGTCGGCACGGTAGGCGGGGTATTCATACAATTTTGTATTGGCAAACTGTTCGACAAAACTCGTGTCCAGCGAATAGTCGTACTTACCCATGTATATTGCGTCACAGGGATAACCTTCATCTTTCTTCATAAATTGCATCTTTGCCAACTGCTTGCTTTTTTCCAGGCCCGTATATTCAACCACGATTTACCTCCTTTGTCTCTGCTTTGGATTCCGCTGTCTTAATGCGGATTGCCTTCTTGTACATGGCATAGTCTGCGTCTTCAAAGTACACCAGCCGATTCTTCTTCGCCTCATTGAACGCCCGCATAAAAGCATCAGCGCGGGCAAGAGGGTCAACGAAACGATCAAAGTCCATGTCGGGATTCTGCTGAACCCATTGTCTCAGACTGATTGCCTTGACTGACGATTCTGCCATCCAGTTGCCAAAGTTGCGATAGATAGAAGCAGACGAAATATGCGTTGTCCAATACCCATCAGAATCAGAGGTAAGTCGCCACTCAATACCCTTTTTGATGACAGACTCAGAGTAGAACTGCAACAACAGCTTAAAGTTCCGCATATCGGCAGGGGTGGGCTGAGCGGGAATACCGCGCGAGGAATAGAACCAGGAAGCCAACAGATAGGGAACAGAAGTCGTAACCTGGATTGCCTTGTCTGGTTTAGTCTCTGGTTCTTTGATGACTTCAGGAAGATTTTCGAAGAGAGGAGCGCCGGTTTTTTCATTTTCGGCGCAATCTTTTTCTTTTAATCCTTTATCTGTTGTAAGAGTATCTGTTGTGGGTACCGATTTCGGTACCACCTCCGTAACCGATTTCGGTAACGTAACCGATTTCGGTAACGATTGCCAAGTGCCATAACGCTTGTTGAATTCATACATACAGATAACGCCGTAACCGATTTCGGTTACGCCCCTATCATTACCGATTTCGGTTACGGTCGCTTTGCGTCCGGCGTACTTGATGATGATGTTGCGCTGGACAAGACGCTTGATAGTGGTGGCGACATGTTGCTTGCATATGCCAGTCCCATCAACCCACTGGCTTAGACTTATAAGGTCGGTTTTCTTCGACCAGCCATAGGTCTTGCGCCAGAGAAACCATAAAACCCGCGACTCGTACCCGGACAACTGGGTACGCGCAAGGGTTTCGGCTATGCTGTTGACGATCCTAAGGTGGCCGTCTTCAAGTTGGGGATTTTCAAGACTCATTTGCCGCTGAGCAGTACATACTCACCTCCAAACCTAGTTAGGATTTTGCCATTCCTATTGGTGGGAGGCTCCGCACAAGACTCTCACCATACACCATACAAAAGAAAGATGGAGGCGGCGCCGGTATGGTCGGCTGTCGAACAGTAGCTAACTGTCCCAAGCCGTCTCCCATATCAGTATAGCAGAAACGACTAGCCGCACAACCCAGCAGCGGGGACTCGCGCCGGGGGGGGGTATGTTCGTCTAGACTATCGATGGATGCCCAGTTGTTCTGTCTGAGCTATTTCCATTTTGGAAACAGTTGATACCCCCTAGTGTATACCCTTTGCTGGATGCCGCATGAATAGCGGGCAGATTTTCCATCACCGTAAATTACCGTTTGTAGAGATGGGGGGCGGTTCCAAAATGAAACAGGCTATGTGCCGCCCCGTTCCTTTCCCCTCAGAACCATCCTCTGTCGCAAGCCACCTTACGTCCCCAAGGTTCTCTACTGTCGCGCCAGCCGCCAACAGCATCAATATCCACTTATCAATCGGATAGACAAGAACAACGCGCTTCCCCTTCTTGTTTTCCTCAATCGCCTTTCTAGCCCACGCCGTCGGCCCCTTCTTTTTCCCTTGGTGAATAATGGATCCAAAGGGGGGGTTGACATAGTTAGATGATTCCCACTCACAAGTCAAACCGTCGAAGTCATCGGGCTTTGGATAAGGACAGGGGTCAAAGGTAAAACCAAATCGCGCCAACAATCGTTGGAACAGGGCGGGCGGGGTTAACCAGTAGTGCTTCCCGTCCGCGCCATTACCTTTATGAAACTTATTCTCTGCCGGGATCAAGGTACTCATGCCCGCCTTGCCGGGGCAAGACAAATCCCAACAATGAATCCGACCAATGGGGAAAAGAAGAAGCTAAGCCAAAACCCACCTGCGTAACTTCTGCCCTTCCAGCTCCAAAGTCCAGCCACCATGAGACAGAGAATGAACCAGAGAATGAAAATGATCATGTTGTCATCTCCCTTTTGAGATAACTTTCTGCCCGCTGCACTTCCTGGATCTTGTGCATAATCTTCGCCGTCTCCCGGGCGGCCTTTCCATAGGTTTTCGCAGTATGTACCAGGTCCTGCCGGAGGTCGTGCTTGCGTAATTCAAGAGCGGTCAAGGTGTTCATACGGATACCTCCACGGGCTTCTTCTTCGGCCCCTTCTTGACCACCTTGTGCTCAGCATAAGAATAGGTGACGTGTAAGTCTTGGAAGTACAGGTCGCCCGTCTCCCTTCCATTCTCGGCGTGCATTTTGACGCAAGAGGATATCAGCCCAGCAACATCGGGGGTAAGCCCAAGTTCACCCTCGGCCTTGATGGTAATGGTGCGGATTGTTTTCTCGCTCATGTCACACCTCCAAACAATGGCTCATGGTTCGGTGGGTTTGCGTTCGGCGTTGCTTCCAGTTCTGCTTTGGCGTAGGCAAGGGCCGACTGACAGGCCCCGATCGTTTCTTTCTGCAGCTCCATCGCCTCCCTGGTACCCTTACTGAGGGCTTCGGCAATATCGGCAACCTTTTCGGCGGCGTTGACGCGCTTCGTGACTTTGGCTTTGAGTTCGTCGACGGTGACCTTGACGTCCGGCCCCGCCTTTTCTTCAATCAACACCGTGGCATACAGTAGCTTGAAGGCGGCAGACTTGTTGATAGCATCACCCAATTCGGTACGGTACAGCTCATTCAGGGTGCCAAGCGTTGACAGGGCAGCAAACATCTTGTCGATGTACTCGTTCGCTTGCGTGTTGCAGGGAGGGGTCAGCATGGCAAGTCCTCCGACCAACAATCTTCTTCTTTCCAACCCCTTCTTGCCAGTTCCCGTTTCGCCGCTGCCCGGACTTCTTCTATGGTGTCGCCGGATACGATAAAGTTGTCCTCGGCCAATTCTGCTAGCACAAAATGATGTATTCTATATCTCACGCCCTGCCTCCAATTAGTCCCCATGCCTGTGGATCGTCGGTTACCGACCTTTGACCCTCACGGTACACGTCCTCCAGGACCTTGACTGCCGGGATACCATTCGCCAGACATAGCAGAGCCACGGTAACCGCCAGCTCATGGGGCGACTTTTTGAGGATTGCAAGTTCTTCGGCTGTGACCATTTCACGAGGCCTTCTTTTCTGTTTTCTTCTTGTTCGTCGCGCAGAAGTCCTGCAACTGCTTGATCATCACCTTGCCAGCCGCCAGTAGGTCATCATGCTTCATGGCATCCATATCTGCAGGTTCGGGCAGATGGTCAAATGCAGACGCTTGATGCAGACTGTCCAACCACTCCTCACGGGTATAGGTCTTAGGACCGTAGATATAGGTCTCAGGTGGTGTGGCTGGTTCGGTCGACTCTTCGGGAATGTCGGGAAACGGCATAGAGGTGTCGGCAGCTTCTTCGGGTGTCGGTTCGTCGCCGTCCTTGAACTCCTTGCTCTGCTCAATCATGGTTCGGATCCATTCGGGCAGCTTTTCCCACACCACATCCTTTCCATTTTCCACATCATAGGAAATCATAGGATTGCTCTGTTCGGGCACGGTTGTTCCTTTTGGTACAGACATCACGCCCGCCACGTTCGCGTACGTCTTGCCGCCACTCTCAGCATGAATCACGGAGAGCAAACACGGAGCGCCCAACATAGAACCAAGCGCGAACCCCGCTTTCTCTTCTTTCTCGGTGATGCCTCTTCCCAACCAGCTTTCAAGGTCTTTCCTCAGGCTAGCCTTGTCGTTAAGGCTGAGCGTATATTTCTTGCTAATAGCCAAAGGTCTGCCATCATCCATTAATTCGTTACAGAGTTCAAACTGTACCTGGATTTTGTGACTCCAGTTCCCGAACTTCTCTGAATATTGCGTTCCCAGATCAATCATTCCATAGCAACGCGCGACGTGTGTTCCGGCCGGTATAAGGATGCGTTCGCTACCCTCGTTCTTAGCCACTAACATTGGTTGTCTCCTTTGCCGCGATTGCGGCTTCCACCTCTTGTTTGAATAGAAAATTGTAGGCAATGGCGTTCATCTGCGCCATTCCTCTGCCAGTATGCTGATTGTGATGGATGCTTTGATGTAGTTTTGTGGGCATATAGATGACGTCAAGCCGATTGACGTGATGACCCTCACATCCCGAAAGGGGAGAGTTCAGAGGATTGAAACCGAGCGTGCGGCGCTTGGCGCGAGTTCTGGCGTCGGCCATTTTCTGACCGCCCCTCCAATGCGCAATAGCTATCTTCGCACACGTTTCAGGCGAAAGTTTGCGCCCCTGTTGCCATGCTGACGTCTTTGTTCGCGTCTCGGGGGTAACGACGTGGCCCATAAGGATTTCAGATACCCTTGCCCGCGTTTCAGGTGATGGTCTAATCCCCATGCGCGTCGAAGATATCTTTGCCCGCGTTTCAATTGATGTGGTATGCCCCAATTTTGACGCAGACTCTTTGGCTCGCTGTTCGTCTGTCATGTGCTGTCCAAGCTTCATTGTCTCACACTCCTTTGTCTCCTTTGTTTTGATGGCAGCAGCCCCTAGAAAGGAGTCTAGTTTCACGTGGTTAATTACGCCACGCTAGGCTGCTGTATATATTGTACTCGGAATCGGGTTCATGTCAAGCAGGGGCGTGGTTCGATTCGAGATAGTCCACGAGGACTTCCAGCGGGATGTGTGTTATGCTTGCGATGTGCAAGATTGTGTCAGTGGTGATACTCAGTTTGCTTGGCAGATATTCAAGAGTCCGATATGTTTCAGGGAGCAATCCAAGTTCTCGCGCAGCATTGGCGGTCGTCATCATTCTGTTCCACCTCCACTCACGTAGTGGGTTACACTGCTTTGCCATGCCCCACCTCCCTTCTTGCTGTGGCAATGAGACGAGCCACGGCGTATTCGAGTTCGTCAACCGTCTGGCAATGGCCAGTGATGGTAACCGGCTCTCCAATTCTGCATCGCAATGTCAGTCCCGCTTCTCGATTCCCGTTGCCGTCTGAGCGGTCATAAGAAAACTTGCGAGCGACCGAAACCTTGACGGCGTCCAATGCTGTCACCTGTCCACTACTTAGCATCACTCACCTCCCGCCGCTTTCGGCCAGATTGCTTCGATCTGTTTCATGGCGGTCGAGAGGTATATCTCTTGACGCGAAACAGCGCACAGAATGATTTCTATTGCTTCTTTCTGTTCTTCATTCATTGACCCCTCCCGCCAGTCTATCGGCACAGTTTTCAACGAGACAATTACGACAGGTACTAGGGCATACCCAAGCACAACGATCGGGTTCAGGGTCGGGTTTGGGTTCCAGTCTGCCAACCGTAGAGTTCCACTCGATGTCGGGTTCGGGACTGTCTCTAAGTCCATCTGAAACCATTTCATTCAAGCGGTCGTACTTCTTGCGGTCGTGCCGTTTAAGTGATTCCATGCGGTAGCCGGTTAAGACAACCATTCGATTCGTCATATCTATCTCCTTTGGTTAGATTTTTAGATCGCATTCTGGGACCGAGTAGCCAACTATCGTGATGGTGTCTGGTATCGGGAGCCTTTTTGAGTTATCAGTGCGCTACTTTCGCTTACGGTTGGGAACCCTTGTTCCCCTTGCTGCTAATATCTTAATCCGATTTCTATTTTGTGAACAGCATGATTGTGAATGAAAATAGCATAATCTTCACAGTGGGGAGTGGGTATAAGGAAACCCCACTTTTGCCGAAGTGGGGTTGGGTACGCTACGTCCTTTTTAGTATAACACAAAATCGGAACTGTGGCAAATGTGCCATAAATGTGGCAAGTTGTCAATACTGTTTATACATATTGCGGCTAATGCCATTTCTGTGCGTTTTGCGGGGTTTTCATATCTCGCTGTATGAATGGACGTTTATTGCCGCCAATTCTCCTATAAAATGGCAGTACAGGGTAGAGTGGGGTTACTGTGACAACTTGCGACAATTTTCTGCAACGCATATGCTTGAAATATACAAAAATGTATATTTAGCGCAGACGGTTCGCCTGACCATTTCGTCACAACAATGGCCTGCAACATGTGACCACAACACTTTAACGGGGCTATTTCTAGCTTTGACCACAGAAATCAGGACCAACCGTCTGGAAAAACCGGATACTTCAAATATTTCTAAGGAACATACGAGGAATCCTCGTGAGTTCGAGTAGGTGCATTTTTTGCATCAACTTGTCAAAAGCGTGCATAGCCGTATATGGAATACCCCTGAACGCAGGAAAGTTACAATAATGATGTGTACCCGCCATGCCCATATGCAGAAGGATATGTCCAAAATATGCAGATAGATGGACAGATGTGCATTAAACGCACGAAGGGTACAATTTGCCATCTGAGATGTATACTCAAATCCGTATCTATCCCAAACGATAATAGCGAGTGCCGCTATTTTAGTTTTCGGGGTTATCCGATAATAGTGGCCTTATCAACGTACCAATCAAGTACCCCGCAACCTTAACCGGCTTAAAGGTTCGTACACATCATGCGGTGTAACACGAAACGTGTTATGCCAAATGGATAACTCCATCGGATAGTGCCGTTCTGCTCCATGAATACTAACCTTTCTGGGCAATACTGGAACAAACTGCCTAGAGCCAAGTGGACATGAAAAGACCCCCAGTCACCGAACAGGCTGGGGGTACGACTGGCCGAACGCCCTATCGCGCGGCATCTTCAGCTTGGCCCGCTAAGGCAATATGGTGAACGGCGGGAACCAGTTGTAAAGAAATTGCTTACAACTCAAACATCACGCTTAGCGGGGAACTTGAACCCCAGCATTTCGGGCCGTTCATCCCGCCTGATTTGGTGCGCCCGATCCTAGTTTTTGGAAGATAAGCGCGAGAGGTCAGTCCTGGCGGGGGCTGTTGCCTTAATCCTGGCTGGCCCGTAACCATTTAATCTCAGACTGTCGCCATCTGAGAACGCAGGCACTATTAGTGCTGGCTCGCTGGCCTGCCACGGATGTCCCATAGGTTGCAACCGTGGACTACTGCGTCACGATACTATTCCGAGACGTGGACGTCCTTACGCGCACCATCCAGTCGAATTCGTGGACAGCCGCAATGGGAAGGGGCAAGCATTTTCTCTTCTGCATACGACTCATTCCATTTGACAAAAGAACCCGAGTCAACGAGGAACTGCTTATCTGCACTGAGGGTTGCCTTTCCCGATGCAGATACATGGAGCCGGTACTTATCAACTGGCACACCCGCCTGCATGTGATTATGAGCACCGATGAGCACGTCGGCCCCTTCGAAAATGTCTGAGAGCTTATAGACCCGGTTCAATCTGCCCCCGGGTGTCCCGCCGCCGCCCGTCGTGTGATGACAATAGGCAACATAGTGGACGCGCGTTGTATCGGTCTTTCCGCCGTCGCCCGTTTTGCGTCCGATGTTCAATCGGAGAACCGCAGAGAACCTGGCGTAGGGAACCCCGAGCGTATCACAGAGGTCTTCCATCAGATCTTCATTGGCATAGCGCATGAGTCGCATTTCGTGGTTGCCTATGATACCCCCGATGATAAGATGCTTTACGGGCATGAGCCGGTCTTTCATGTACTTTTTCGCCTCTCTGAGATTCATGGATGCGTCAAATGGACTGGAAACGCCGCCCATGACTACTGTGTCGAACATGTCTCCCATGAGGAAAATGTATGCCTTCTCGCGCTTTGCCCAATCGATATACCCTTCGAATTTCTGGTAATCTGTCTGGCCCGAACCGGCATGGACGTCGCCAAGCGGCAGAAGGTATACGGCCTTGCGCTTGTCGCTTGCTTCGATGAGTCTCAACGCTTCCCCTTGCGCTTCTTCTTGTCGACGAGGGCCTTGACCATGACCACATCGATCTCGTTATTGGCCTGCTCCTCCATCGCGCACCCCGCCAGATATTGGTACGCATGGAACAACTCATGCGCAAGCACAAGGCGAGCTTTGTACTGGGGTAGTTTCTCTTGAACCAGGATCTCTATTTTCTTGAATCGATCGTCCTTACTGGGGGTCAGTGTTACCCCGAGCGGGATATTGCCATCCTTATCTGCATACACCGCCAACATCTTGCGCGGTACACGTTCCACGGTGATGATTACCACGCGCCAACCTTTTTCAAATGTGAACGATTGCACGTGAAAAATGCAGAAAGTATGGTACAAGATAAGACGCGCCAGGAGCTACGCCCTGACGTGCTGGTGCGTGTACTCAAATTGCACCTCCAGCGTCTCTGCCAAGTGGCAGAGGCAGAAGTTCACACGACCCGGAAGGCGTTGCCGCGCTGAATCTTCCGGGTCAACTTTATTGAGTTAATTCGCTAGTAAGCCAAGCCGTAGCAAGAGCATTGATCTGTTCCATCCCGCGACCAGTCCACTGGTTATGACTAATACTGCGGTGCAATTCGCTCGGGATATAGATGATGTCGCTCTGATTGATGTGATGTGCTTCGCAACCATCAAACGGTTGATTCATGGGAACAAAACCCAACATGCGACGTTTGGCCTTGGATTTGCGCGTCCATACTTGTGTCCCGCCCCTCCACACGGCCACGGAAATTTTCATACGCATTTCGGGAGATACGAAATGGCCCATTTGCGCCACAGACATTTTTGCACAAGCTTCTGGGGATACGTAATGACCCATGCGCGCTAATCGCTGTTTGTCTGTTATCGGAATTCCTTTTCTGGCGGCAGATATTTTTGCTCTGGTTTCTTCTGACTGAGAGTGTCCATATCCCATTTGTCTTTCACCTATCCTTTCTCATCCCATTTGACAAAGCGGTAGCACCGGGGATAAGACCGGCTTCGGAGGGTCATGAACCTATCCTAGCTACCACCAATAGTATAATACTCTTTCTAGCCGTGCAAGACAGCAGGAGAAACCGCGAAAGGAACCCTGTCCGCCCATTCAGCCTTCTTCCCCTTGTTCCACTGGGAAACAGGCCTCAGATAGCCAACAACGCGGCTGTAAACCTCAGTCCTGGTACGCTTGGCTGCCGGAATGACAATGCCGTTGTCCAGGAGAAGATCACCGTTTGTCAATTCTGTCATACCGCAGGAGGAACCACAGGAATCTCGGTCGGAGTCGTTTCACCAAGCTTTTCCCAGGCGTCACCCCACGTGAGCGTCATCACTGAAACGGCCTGCTCAATCAACTGCTGTGTTTCGCCAGCCGGAAGGTGAAGCCGCGCGTCCAATTTCTCAAAGGCAGCTTGGAACTTCTCGCTGTTCGTGAAGGTCTTATACGCATTCTGGACAATCGCCACAATTCCATTAGCGATGTCTTGGTTATTGTCGGCCAATGTTTTCACCTGTATGAGCTTTGCCGTGTGTGCGTTGATATATGCCGTAACCATCACGGGAGCCAGCGTGACGATGACCGTGCTGATAAGAGCGACGATTGCAAGGATAACGGGGTTCCAATCGATAGGTACCATGTTTGCCTCCTATGCCTTTCCAAGTGCTTGTAGCAGACGATAGAGTGACCACTCCAGGGTGTTCCACGACACGACACCATCGGAGTCGTGACCTGGGTCAATGATTTTCAGCTCAATAAGCTTCTGCTCCGCAATGCTTCTTGTTGACGTTACAACGACTGGTGGCGCTGTTGGTTTTGTCACTACTGTCTCCTGAGTTATCTTACCGTTCTTCGCATATAGCATCGACCATCCGAGATAGGGGAATGCTCCATTGCGCGTGTATCCCGTGACGCTTTGGAATCCAAGTCCGTTGCCAAGTGATTCTTTGAGATAGGAGCTTGCCATGAACACAGATGTTCCGCCGCCCTTGGTATCGAGACCAACATGTCCGTCGACGCCGTATTTCCAGTAGTGGAGTGCGCCGATGGGAGCTTTGGAAGCATCGGGATTCAACTTTCCTGCCAAACCAGCCGCAATCTTCGCAGAAGCGGGAATGGGAATGGGGCCATCCCCGTAAGCGATACACATGCGAGCCATGAGTGCGGCGCACCACCCATCCCACGGCCCGCCATTGTGAGTTGGGTGCAACTTCTTAAAATCTCTTGCCTTCTCATCAAGGGTCATATCATCACGCTCCTATTACTTCGATAGCGCGGTAATAACGGCTATTGCAACAGAGACTAAGACTAACAAAAAACTACCAAGGGAGACCATAAGTGACGTGTCCTGTCGCTTGTTGGTGCGCGACTCATCCGTTCCTGTCTCCTGTCCTTTGGACAAATCCAGTCGACTCGTCAGACGCAATTCGAGGGAACTGATATTCCTGTCTCGTGCGCTCCCCATGTCCTCAAGATGTTGTGCCTCATAATCGAGTTTATCGGAGAAAGCCTTCATCCGAACATCCATATCGTCCTTGGTTGCAAATGTCGCAGCCTGATTCTGCAACTGTTGCCGGTATCCGTTGCTCTCTTCAAACCGTTTATCTGCCGCAGTCTCAGCTTTGGCGGTGGCCTTATCACTTGCCGCCATGGCCGCATTGATAGCGTCTTTTTGCGCATCCAGAGCGGTATTCATGGCAGTGGTCTGTTCAGTCTTCGCCGTTTGCATGGCGGTTTGCTGAGAAGAAAAAGCGGCATCAACGGCCTTCGTTTGCTGTTGATATCGTTCTTGGAGCATTTCGCGCTGGTCGGCTATTTTGGCCAATAGAAACACTCGTAAGGTGTCCACTGTCCACGCCGCAAATGTTTCGTCTTGTACGTCACTCATCATACCCTCCTATGGGTAATGCTTTGTCGATCGTTGCCTTAGCCAATTTCTCAGTAACGGGCGCTGTCACCATTTTCTGCATATCTTCCAGTTCTACCGTTGCCACGTCCAAACTTGCTTGTAACTCTGCCACCTGTACCGTCTTCTCTTTGACCTGCTTCGCCACGACAGCCGCATCCAGCACACCGACAATATCCTCATTGGGAATCACGACCCCGCCGACCGCAGATCTGAACGCCTCGATTGCCTCATCTGTACCGGTCACCTTCCACACCCTCAATAGTTCTGCGGCAATGGTGTCTAACTTCCCGACTGTCTTGTCTAGGTATGAGTTCATATGCGCCCGTATGTACATTGCAAGCCCCCTATGTCCAGTTTTCCATCAGGTACTGTCCTGCTAGTGCGTTCATCTGTGCCATGCCCCGTCCGGTGTATTGGTCGTGGTAGATACTGCGATGCAACTTCCTCGGTATGTGAATCACATCATTCTGGTTGATGTGGTGAGCCTCACAATCCATAAACCAAGAGTTCAATGGATTAAAACCAAGTAGGCGGCGCTTGGAACGACGTTTACGCATAGATACCCTTGGTCCGCCCTTCCAATGTCCTATACCAATTTTCACCCGAGTTTCATCTGACGGGGAAACACCCTTATTCCATGCTGGTTTTCCAATAAGCGCAGCAGACAACCTTGCGCACGTCTCAGGTGATACCGTCTTCCCCTTTTCTGCTAAAGCCTGTTTTGCTCTTGTTTCAGGGGATGGAATACGCCCCATTCCCGCAGCAGAGATTTTTGCTCGAGTCTCATCTGACGGTGAAATTCCCTTGTTCCAAGCCTTCTGTCCTTTATGCAATGCGGACATCTTTGCTCTAGTTTCAAGAGATACAACACGTCCAATCCAAGCCGCAGACATCTTTGCTCGCGCCTCAGGAGAGGGATGGGTTCCTAGTCTCATCATGCCTTCCTTTCGAGAGCGCCGATGCGTCTCGCTTGCTCTGCCAGTCTTGTCATGAGAACATCCATGGCCCTTCCCGCTGCTAGCGTCTTGCCGCTCTGCCGGTAGTCGATTGCATAGACCGTCATGGGTACGCCATCACCACTGATGGTATCCCCTACACCAAGGTCGGTCGACAGCGGCACGTCCCGGGTATACTGTTCTCTGGCCACAGACACGACAGGCAAAAGTCCATCTGCGTATGCTTGCGCTCCAGCCTCGCTGCCGAAGTCATCAGTTACTGTATAGGCCCGCTGCCCCGTTCCAGCTCGCACAGTGACCGGCAGTGGGTTATCGGCTACCAACACAAGCGTGTCCAGGTAGTTGTCGCCCGTCCACGTGAGTGCTATCGTAGCGAGGTTCGTGGGGTTACCGGTACGAGTGAAATCAGATAGCGCGAGAGTGACAGACTCAAACAAGTTGAAGGCAGGACTCCAAATGAAGGGTGCGGAGATCCATGCGTAGTCCTGGACGGTTTCAAGAATGGATACGGTCACGGATATAAGTTGGGGTCCAGCGTCAGCTGCTCCAAAGTTGTGGTTGTAATCATCCAGGATATACCCATCCGGAAGCATGGTCAGAGTAAGATAATAAGGAGAATTGACCTGATACCATTGTCCACCCGTTGACCCCCGAAGGGGATAAACGCCCCGATAACACCCAAACATCGAACTCCAGGTTATGGAAACGTTGGAGTTTACAGTGGACACCATATTCACATGCGACCCGACGTTGTTGTATGTCTGCACGGTGATGTCGCAGGTAATGACTTGGACGCCGTAGTTCGCAGCAATGGGGTACAGGTTCGTAAACTCAATGCGCACTGTTGTGGCTCGATAGTAGTCGGACTGCGATATCCATGTTGGAACATTTGCCTTGAACACATTCCCAAATGTAGGAGCAGAAGTGTCTTGCCAAATAGGAGCACCAGCGGCGTTTAACAGGATAACACGATAGGAGCATGCGCCGGTCGTCGTCCCTTCCACGGTTGTGACATGCTGAGCCGGAGATAGTGTGATATCTTTCGTGAGGGTATCAGTTGTAGCTGTGCCATCCTCGAGGATGAAGCCCGCGCCCGACTCTCCGGCGAATGTATGCGTCAGTTCCAGCTTGTTTGAAGCGTCCTGTTGAAGCGAGACGGTGACGGTTGCGCCGACATCGGGGGGGCACCAATTGAACCGTACCCGGTCAAACAACTTGAATGCTGCGCTCAATCCTTCTCTGTGGCAATCCCCTACTGATTTCAACATACCCAACGCACCTGATGGCGGGCGTAGCAATGTCGGGTCCACCTGCGTCACGTCTGTCACCGTACCATACCAGTTTGCAGCATCATGAAGGGTCATGAAAGTGTCGGGTGTCGGATACTGCTTCACGATGTAATGAGCGATAACCGCATCAAAGGTATCTGCGTCTCGCTGCCAGCCCGTGAGCTTGTCCAACCGTTGCATGTGGTAGTCAGGTGTCTGACCGCTCACATCCAGCGGGAACACGTACAAATTTCCGTTGCGAACCGATGCCTGTGCCAATGACTGGATGAGTAGTTGCTTGATGACCTCTGTTGGCGTGATGTTCACGTACAGTTGCGGGTAGGTCGTCTGTGCCAGCAGGTCCGCTCCCACGATATTCAGCGAGGGAACCAGTAACGAGATAGCGTTTGCCGTCGAGCCGTACGCCGTTTGGAGTGCCATGATTGCGGAGGTCATGGCATACGACTCAGCTGCCTTGCAGGTGTAGACATAGAACGGGCCGGATATGGCGACCGTGGCAATCTCGAACTGATATTGTCTCAGGCCGCGTTCTCGGATAACGGCTTGGATGATGCCAGACAGGAGTGCCGCACAGGAAAAGTTCAACGTAGGGAGAGCCGGGAACAGTTCATCATGCAGCACCGGCTCAATGGCGTCCAGCTTGGCGTCGCCTGAATACACGTCTATCCCATACTCAGATAGCTCGTAGGCCATGACATACGTGATAGGGCTTGTTGAGACCGTTCCAACTGAATCAGTCGCCTGAGCGTAGATGATGTGCGGGCCGCGCTCGAGGGCAAGGTCATAGCTGAAAACGTAGGAGCCAGATGTCCAGATTCCAGTGTATGCCTTGCCGTCCACAACGATAAGGGCAGAGGGCAGACTGACAGCAGAGGCCACGGTAAGCGTGACCGTGCAACGCTCTCTATTCTGCGAAGCCGTGAGGGTCAAGGTCATACGTCTGTCCTCTTCAGTTCCACATACCAGCGAGCCGACAAGCCTTGACTCTGCACAATGGTTACCGCACTAGATCCAATCGGGATGTCCACACCGCCTAGGAGTGCCGAGATGTCGCTGCCATTGGCATTGACAAGTCGCTTGTCCGAGCCTTTTACGATTTCTCCCGCGTACCTGTTGCCGACGTATAGGGTATTGTAGAGCAGCGACAATGAGGAGTAGACTAGGGCCTGGTATTCTGCACTCGTCAGCACATATGGATACTGGATGAGGTTCGCTAGACTGCCTTCCAACGGCCCTAGTGTCAGTTGCGGCCACGTAAGCGCTGCAAGTGTTCCAGTTGCAGATGTCCACGAACCGCCATCAGGATGCACCGCTATGGTGACGGCATGAGAGGTATCTTCTATCACCACTACATCCAATATTTGTCCGTATACTTGGCCCAACAACCATACATAGATGGGAAAAACAACGCTGACATTCGTAGTCGCGTCAGTCCACGTGAGGCAGTTGTAGGCAAAATCAAGCCGTAGTGTGTTGTTTGCCGATGACCAAATATAGACACTGTTCCCACCAAACGCGGCAGTCAAGTCATACAAAACAACGGAATCCAGAAGGAAGTATTCACCGGCAACATTACTATCCATCTGAAATACTAGGTCTCCACTCGTTGCTGCGGCAACAAAGGTCATAGGCACTGTATGGGCTGCCACAGAACAGTCCACCAAAGCCCCATTTTGGGCTGCGCCGCCCACGGCTGCATATATTTTCATCTTGCGTCCCGCGGCGGCGGTTGTTTTTGCCAGACCCGAAAAATAATAGGTGTGACCCGAAATTAACGTGGCGCCAGCCCAGTCCATCGTTCCAGCGTTCCCAGCGGCTACGGATTTAGCAGACGCGGTACCAGCAAGCGGAGAAACAGTGGTTCTTGTCGTTGTATCGGGGCAATACCATCCCGTTGTATTGGTCTCAAAGTCTCCGTTCGTAATAAGGTTGGTCAACGTTATGGGCCGTGTCTGCTTGATTTGCATTGCTACCGTCCGCAGGGTACTAGCGGGCGGTGTCCACGTTGCCACGTCCTGTGCGGTATCGCTGCCAAGGTAGAGGCCGGAATCGAAGATTGGAGTATTGGCAGGATAGGTCACACCGGCATGGTCTTTAGCGGCAGAACGCGTAAAGGTGACGGCTTGACCGGCAAAGTCTATCGGGGTATTCGACAAAGGAGCGTAAAACAAAGGGGCAAGGTAGTGGATAATCGGATAGGCGTTGACGTTACCGGCCTGACTGATTCCGGTGATGGACTGATTACCCCATTTGTAGCCGGTTGTGGGGTAACGGACCGCCGCGCCCTCGCGTAAGGGAGAGGCAAGCAGCGAAAGGATGTATGGATAGATACCGGACCAACAATCTGAGGCGTAGGGAACGCCTGAAAAGTACACCGTCTGATATGAGGTCCCGCTGTCGAACGAGATCGCAACCACATCATGCCAGAGACAGGCCGACATGTCTAGAGCGTCACCTGATACCGTGATCTTCTGGACTCCCAGTCCCAGCCGCATCATGCCTACGATTGAGGTATAGGGTACATGGAACTGCCCGTCCAGGTCCTGTACCTTTTCGATGTCCACCTTGTTCGCAACAACAGTATAGGTACTGCCAGTAGAGTATTTAACTATGATGCTCATGGCGTATAGCTCCCCCTGCCCATACCATTAATTACGCTCCCAACCCCAGGTGCAACCTGTGTCACGGCGGCAGTAAGGGTCACAATGCCGTCATTGAGCTTTTTCAGGGGGCCGGACAGATATTGACCTACGGCGGCACTTGCCTCAGACAACGTTTCTGGACCTGCGTTCGACTGCATTCCGTTTGACATCGTGGACACGTATTTGTTTATCAACGAGGGGGCTACGCCAGACGCAAGGGAGGTCGCTGCTTGCTGCGCAATGTCCATCGCCTCTTTCTGTTGCTCGTTATGAGTCGCGTTAAAAATCTGATCCATGAGCGATTGCGTAGCGCTGGCAACGGCGTCATTGTACCGCTGTTGTGCCGCCAGACGCTTGTCCAGTTCGGCTTGTACTTTGGAAGTCTGCTCTTCTTCTTTTGTTTTCGCCAGGTCCGCATATTTCTTCAAGAGGGCATTGCATTCATTGGTATAGAGGGTCTTTGACGCCAGCTTGTCTTTGCTTGCTACAAGATTTGCGGCATATTCCACATCGAGGGCACGTTGCTCATTCTGCTGATCTGTGTGAGTGAGAGTGTAAATCTTATCAGAGATGGCCTGTCGCGCTTGCTTGATTGCTTCAGCAGTTGCCTTGGCAGTATCGGCAACCTTCTGAGCAGCGGCTTTAGCAGCATCGGCAATAGCAGTGCTTGCTGTCTTGGCTGCAGATGCCCCAGCAGTACTTGCCTTAGTTGCAGCAATGCCCGAGTCAACCGCCGCTACTCCCGCGCCAGCGTAGGCGTCTTTTACCTTCACGATTCCCGCCGCAACATCAGAGAGACTACCAACAACGCCCCTATTAGTTGTTCCCCTGCCGCCAGCAATATTCAATAGCGTTCCAACGCTATTTGTGCCAGGGTTCGGGGTAAGCATACCCGTGAGATTGAAGTCCTCGCCAGCAGACGCATTTGTCGCAGCTCTTGTCTCGTTCGCTACACGGGTTTTGTTGATCCAGTTAATAGCAATGCCAGCATTGGCAATAATCCAATTAATGTCATTGGCAACGAGCCTAATAACTTCCCCGGCAACCTTGAACGCCTCGCCAATACCATCACATGCCTTCGCAATGGCGCTCTGTATTTGTGGCATGTTGTTGATGATGTATTGGGTCAAGTTCTCAATGATCGGACTCAATTGCGTCATGAGCGTATTCACAAGGGGAAGTAATGCTTGCCCTAGTGTTTCGCGCATGACCTCATAGGACTGCTTCATCGCGCCGATCATGCCCGCCGTGGTCTTGTTGTAAGCCTCAGTTGAACCACTTGTCTTATCTAGAATCTGTTGAAGGTACCCCAACTGCGAGGTTCCCGCTTTGGCTTCAATACCAAACTGTTTCAGAGACCGCGCCATACCATTTGACGCTTGTTCAACAAGAGAGTAGGCAGAGGCAACATCAATACCCTTAAGCCTTGCCACTTCCTGGGCGGCAGATACGGCAACCTGAGCAGTACCAAGATCACCATACTTGACGATACCCTTGTCAAGCTGTGCCATAAGCTCTTCAGCATCGAAATGGTTGACCTTTTCCTGATTCTCTGCCCAACTCTTGCAAGCGGCAACCTGCTCATTCGTGGAATTCAAGGTATGCTTCATGGTAGCATCTAACAGTGCAGCGGCCTTTTCTGCTTCAATCCCGAGGTTAATGGTTACTTCTGTCCACTTGACCATGGCAGCAACAGCAGCACCGGCGATAATGGTCTTGATGATACCGCCCAGCTTATTAGTGGCGGTCCCGACATTGCCCAGTGCCGATTCGGCGCCCTTACTGTCGCCACCTATGCGTAAGACCAACTGTTGGAGATCCATTATCGCCTCGCTTTCATTCTCTTAATAGCCTCATCTCGGAACGCTGTTGCCGATTGCTTTTCGCTTGAACTTCCCAATACGGCTAAGTCAAAACCCCATTGGTCAAAATCAATATCTAGGAAGTCGTGGGGCCATCTACCTGTGCTGGCGTAACGGTCTTTGAGGAGCTTTTCGATACTCTCGTTGATTGGGAAGGGAACATCTCCGCGAAAAAACGAGCTACCCACTCCTGGAGGTATGCCCAATCTTTCGGCTCAGAGATGTCATCAAGGGTAAAGTCGGCTGGAAATCCCGCCTCTACCAGCTTCAACAATCCTGCCATAACTTCAACAGGACTAACTGAGGCATTGGAGGCGTCCAGCATCGCCTTAGCCTTCGGGGGCTGGACGGTCAATACCAGCCCCGAGGGGAATGTCAGCTCAATAGTTCTATGCTTGTATTCGTCGATGGTCATGGGTTATGCAATCGCAGTTGCGGCAACGTTCGCAACAATCTTGAACAAGAGACCGGTTGAATCAGGAATTGCTACAGCTGTAACGGAGATCGTTGCAAACCCATCTTCGGTCGGGAGGATGTTGTCGATCTTCGTGATCTTGCACTTGCCGAAGTTCACGTGAACATCCGCAGGCAATCCATTCGTAGCATCGACTGTTTCAAGTCCGGTAATGTCTGTTGACTGGACCTCAAAGCTGAAATAGGGGGGAACGCTTGCCACATTGTAGTTGGACGTTTCAGTCGTTGCGCTTGGGGTTGACAGAGTATCCCCAGTCAGGGCAGACAGAAGGGCCTTAGATAAACACATGGTGCCAAAAGTAATGTCGGCCTTGTCCAGCTTCGATGAAACTGCAAACGTGGAACCATCGCCCCTTGCTTGCGCAGAGCTCCATGAAACCGAAGCCTTGACGTCGCTCACTTCTGCAATGTCGATGAGGGTTGTTGCGGTTCCTGCAACGTAAACTTTGATCTCGCAATCGACTATGCGTGCGACTGCGATTTTCTCAATCATATTGGTAATTGCCACTAGAAGCCTCCGAGAGCATCAAATGTGCTCACAACGTGGGTGTTTCCGCTCTCTGGAATCTCGCGGTGATGTACGACCGAACCATATTTATTAGCGACAACACGTATTGCAGCTTCAACCGCCACTAGGTCAGTAGTGGACTTTGCCCACGAATCAACCTGGACGTGCCATGACGCCAAGTTATGATCTATGCCCCGTTCACCGTCAATCGTTGCCATAACACCACAATCAGGCATGGGTGACGTAACGGGCGGCCAACCCCTATAAACGCGAGAGGCAAACACAAGGGGAAACTTCTTCAGTTCAACGATAACGGCGTCAACGAGGTCAGTCATTTCTTTACCTCATTGAGATACTTGGCAATGAAGTCGGGCATAGCACGAAAGCCAACCTCTGCGGCACGGGTCATAAACAAGAGCGGCTCAATATAGCGAGTGCCAAACTCTTGATAGACTGCATAGTTCACGTCCTCTGTCTGCCCTTCGCCCGTACCAGCAGACCCGCCAGCCGTCACCGTAACCGTCTTGTTTTCCTTATCGGGATGTGTTGCAATGGAGGATCGGAGGTTGTTCGTGTCAATGCGCGTCTCAAACTGCTTGGCTTCCCGCTCAATCCGCAGGCCAGTATCAACACAGCCACGATAGACGGCATTGGGATATTCCTTTGCCATACCCTGCAATACCTTGTTCAGTTCTGCCATTCCCGAAATCTCTACGTTAATCATGGCTCTCCTACGCCCAAGTATTCCCGCCGCCATCAATCAGCTGCGGAGTGCCCACGATAGCAAGTCCCCCTGATGCAGTGGCGTGCATGTTGCTGACCTTGCCCGTGGAATATTCGGCAGCGACCGATATGTTGGCGAACCCCCATGTAGGGGAACCCGTGTTGCTGATTTTCCAA